ACCTTTAATGGATAAACTTCATGAATTACTACCAAAGGGTCAAGCAGAATTATTATTAAAACAAGAAAGAGTCAAAGGTCTTCCATTAGGATTTCTAAGAGGACTCAGCATTAATGCTAGTTATATTATCTGTGACGAAGCTCAGAACTTAAGTATTCATGATCTTTTATTAGTTAGCACAAGAATGGGCAAGTTTAGTAAATTAATATTTATTGGAGATATTCGTCAATCAGATATCAAGAATAGTGGATTTGAAAGAATATATCAGCTATTTGATGATGAAAAAAGCGCAAGCAAAGGTATTGTAACTTTTAAATTTGGCACAAGTGATATTATGAGAAATGATATCTTAGCTTATATTATTGAGAAGTTTGAAGAAATAAAATAAGATATTATTTTATATTTAATGTGTAATAGTATTTAATATGTCTAACATTACAACAGATGCTACTGAAAAAAGAATAAGTTTGGTTTACGATGCTAATCCAGCAGACCCAATATCTAATTTTACAATTAGTGGAACAAATGGAACAGTTTTACAACCAAATGCTAATCGTGAAGAACTTTATATTCAAAATTTACAAAGCGGTAATCTTTATGTAAAATATGGAGATTCAGCAGCTTCTAATTCATTTAATTTTGTTCTAACATCAGGTTCTGCTTCTGGAGCTGGTGATGGCGGAAGCTTAAGTGATCTTAATTATACAGGAATAGTTAGCGTTAGCGGAGTGAGCCCAAATTATATTTGCTGGGAAAGAAGTTAATTTTTTTCTGACTATATGATAGTCAAAAATCCATACTCTATAGCTTTTGGTAATAATAAACGCGGAGTTACTGTAAAAAATCCCAAAAGAAAAAAAACAATCAGTAATTTGAGCGTACCTGGAAGCTTATTTTTTAATGATTCAAATCAATTTTTACAATTCCCAAGAGAGGGAGTAATAAATCTTACAGATGGGGCTTCTCCTTTTACTATAGAAGCATGGATAAAACCTACATCAATAAAGACGATTGCTAGCGTAGATGCTAACGGAAATCCTGACCCTCTTGATTACGGAGATATAATTATTGGAGATACTGAAGGTGGCGGAAATAACTGGTCATTGCAATTATTCAATAATAAATTAACATTTTATAGGTACAAGAATGCTGTCACAGGGTTTAATTTTTTTACTTCAATTAGTCAAATACCATTAAATGCATGGACACATGTTGCTGTTTCATATGATGGAGGATCCACATTGCTTATTTTTATTAATGGAGTACTGGATGCAACTTTTGGTGATTATTCTCCACCCGATACTGAATATAGTGTTATAACAATTGGTAATCTTTTTAATACGGGTGTTCTTGCTAGTGGTGATGGAGCTTATGCTTATAAAGGATACATAACAAACTTAAGAATTAATGATAATCAAATTTTTTATCACATGGTTAGTCCATTTGAGCCTACAGCTCCTTTGGGTTATATATCTGGTACAACTTTATTATTATTAGCTAATACAAATGAACCAACAAAAGATTCTGGTCCTGGAGATGTTACTATAACTAACGTAGGATCTGTATCTTCTAGCTCTCAATATCCAACCGTTAATGACTGCGCGAATAATGATGCTAAAGTTTTAATGGTAGGATGGTATGCTGGAGCACGACCTTTAACTCGTGATAATGAAAATCTTTATACTTATTATGCAGGTGGTTCTCCTGGAGATGAAACTGTATTTAGGAGTAATACTTCTAGTCCATGGATTTACACCAATGTTGGGATTCCACTTGCTACATCATCAACTGTTTCACAATTCCCTTGGCAAGCCGTATGGCCATCTCCTTATACAGCTACGAAAGTTTGTCCAAAAGCCCCACCAACGGCGGTGCTTATTTCTGGTGCTGGGATGTTTTCATCTAATGGTAATTATGTTTGGAGTGAGGCTTTTTTCAATGGGAAACGACAATACGTCTTTTCTAACAATGAAATTTATTGGAATGGATCTCAATGGATTTTATATGATGATTCTGAGGGAGATAGTGCATATTCATCTCTTAATTTAATTGCTTGGGAAATAATCGGCGGGGCAGATGAACCAGCACCAACTGGAACATTGTCTTATTCTTAAAATTATTATTTAATTAACACAATGAACATTCTCACTATCACCGCCGCGTAAATACAATATATCGTTATTTTAAATTAAATTTAAATATTTAGAATATACTCTTCTTTTAGCATATAATAAGATATGTTAAAGATGTATTGTCAAGATTGTGGATCTCCAACCTCATATACCAGTTTAAAACCAAAATTTTGTAGCTCATGTGGAGCATCATTTGATAAAACTATTATAGTTAATCCAGTTCAAATGCAAAAACCAGTCTTCACAAAACCTCAAAATACAAAAAAGCAAATTCAGTCCAATATAGAAGACAATTACGATGATAATGAGGATACTGATAATGTTAATTATGTGCCAAATATATCAAAAATTGATATTGAAATAAGCGACGTAAGACCTGTTAAAATGAAATTGAGTGATATACTCTCAAATCTTCCAGAAGAAGCCTTTTCTGAAGTAGAAAAGGTAAAACCAATTAAAACAAAAAAAGGCAAAGCCACGCCCAAAAAGAATAAACAAAAAGATTCAGAATTCTTGAATCAATTCAAAGCAGAAGCTGGAACTTTACGCCCCTCTCATAAAAGGGATAGGAAAGAAGTAGATGGTTGATAAAAGGAAATTTGAGGATAGAATTGACGAGATAAATACTGAAATTTTTAAAAGAAAAAATAAGTGGAATTTAACTGCTATTGCTTGGATGGACTTTTCAGACGTTTCTCAGATTTTAAGATTTCATATTTATAGAAAATGGCATTTATATAATACATTAAAGCCCCTAGCTCCTTGGGTTAATCGTATTATAAGTAATCAAATCAAAAATTTAATACGAAATAACTATAGCAATTATACTAGGCCATGTCTTAAATGTGCCGCAGCAGAAGCAGATGATGGTTGCGCAATTTATCAAAAACAATGTGCTAATTGTCCTCTTTACGCAAACTGGGCGAAGAGCAAGAAAAATGCCCATGATACTAAGTTGACTTTGAGCCTAGAAAACCATGTTCAAGAAATACATAATATTCCAAATGAAAATTTCGACATTGAACAGAGCATTCTTAACACTCATAAAAAAATGAAACAAGTATTAAAACCAATTGAGTGGAAAGTATACTCTTATCTTTATGTAGAGAACAAGAACGAAGAACAAACTGCAAAATTAATGGGATATAAAACTACTGAAAAAAATCGAATGGCGGGATATAAGCAAATTAAAAATATTAAAAAAGCAATTATAGTAAAAGTAAAAAAACATTTATATAACGGAGATATTGATATATCATGAGCGAAGATGTTTTAATTTTAACCGAAGAGCAGCAGTTGAAGCTGTTGAATGAATGGAATAATCGTACGGAAAATCCTCCATCATTAGTAGAATTAGTTCAGTTAGCTTTTGGAAGAGATGATTTAGACGGCAGAAGCAAGGAAGGCAAAGCAGTTAAGAATTTTTTAGCTACCAGGCAAATTAAACCTAAGAAAAGTCACGAATACCAAGCTAAAGGTTTTATAGAATTATCTTCTGAACAAAAAGAGTATATTAGTAATAATTGTAACATGATGACTGGTCTTGAAATGTCAAAAATTTTATTCAAGGACGACTCTCTAACTAATCTATGTCAAGAGACAAGAAGCGTTCTTGATTTTATGAAAAATATTCCAAGCAACATAAAATTTAATAATACAGAAAATGAAAATGCCGCGACAGAAGGTTATAGACCTCCTCGTAGCGAAGAGCGAACTATTGCCAAGATTAATAAATATGTTCTAGATGGTATTGATAAAAACAAATTAACTCATAAACATAAAAAAGAAATTAATTCACTTATTAGCTATATGAATACTCATAGATTTATTCACCAAATTAATATTTATGATAATGAATCTGATAGAGAGCTTTTTGAAAGTAGTTTCGTAAGATATACTTATGATAAAGGTGATCTTTCTCAAGAAGAGGTTGATCAATACATTGTTCTTTGTACAGAAGTAGTAATATCTTCTAGTATTCAACAAACCATTAATGTTCTGCAGAATCAAATTGAACTTTCTATGCAAGAAGAAGGAAAAATATCTATGACCTTAGTTGAGGCTAGTAGCACTGCCAGAAAAGAATACAACGACTGCGTTAATCGTCAGCAGAAGTTAAATAACGATCTTAAAGTTAAGCGTAGCGATAAATTAAGCAAACAAGTTAAAGAAACTGCTTCAGTAATAAATCTAGTGCAGATGTGGAAAGAAGAAGACAGCAGAGCAAAGCTTTTAAAAATGGCAGACATGAGAAAGAAGACTATTGAAAAAGAAATAGATAGATTATCTACGATGGACGAAGTAAAATGCAAGATATTAGGAATCTCTAGAGATGAGATTTTAAATGGATGAGTATAATATGTAAAGTAGATGGCAAGGAGTTCAAAGATGAAAAAAGTCTTCATCTTGCACTTAGGGGTTATGGTTTAAATAAAGAAAAATACTATCACCAATACTATCCTAAAAAAGATTTACTGACTGGTGAAACAATAAATTTCAAAACTAAAGAGCAGTATCTAAATAGCGATTTTAATGATAAGAATAATATGAAAAAATGGTTAAAACAACAGCCATTAGATAAAGCTCAAGAGCACTGCAAGAACCTTTTGATCAAAAGAAAAAGTGAAAAAAACTTAATATACTCTCCAACCCAAATCGAATTAAGAACAATAATGAGTCCATCAATCATCTCTTATAATCAAATATTTGATGATTATTATCAATTATGCTCTGAGGTAGGACTAGAGAATAAATACCTTCATCCAAATATTATAACAAATCAATTTAAAAATAAACTATCATTACAAGATACTATTTATGTAGATACAAGAGAACAAAACTGGCTTAAATTTAACACACCTTTTGAAATCAAAACTTTATCTTTTGGCGATTATGCTTGTAGTAATGATAATTGTGGATGCTATATAGAAAGAAAAAGCTTAAGCGATTTCATTAGCACTTTAAGCGCAGGGAATTTTGATAGATTTAAAAACGAAATAGATAAGTCGCGGAAAAACAACTGCAATCTTATTGTTATTGTAGAAGAAAAACTATCTAACGCTTTAAGTTTCCAATACCTTCCTCATATCAGTAAAAAGATTAAAGCTACACCAGAATATATATTTCATAATGTTAGATCCTTAATTCAAGAGTATAGTAATTTACAATTTTTGTTCGTAGATGGTAGAGAAGAAATGAAAAGAGCAATCGAATCTATATTTGCAAGTAAATGTTTTTATAGCAAAGTAGATCTTCAATTAGCTTATGATATGAAACTTTTATGATGTTCTGCCCAGATAAATACAACAGAGAAGTCAAAGATGTTAATGCTGAATTAGCAGAACTCAAAGGATATCTTAATGATAAAGAAGCCAAGATCAGTTTAGCAAAATTTCTTAGAGCAAATATTGGGTTTTCAACAGAACTAATTAGTGGTGTAAAACTAGCTCCTTACCAAGAAATTCATCTTAAAGCTTTAATGAACAGAAACTTTAATATGTGTGTCTTTGGTCGTGGTTGCGGTAAGTCATTTATTGCTGCGGTTTTCTGTTTTCTTCAATGTGTATTTGAGCCAAATACTAAAATTCTTATAGCTGGTCCTACATTTAGAACTGCTAGATTTATTTTTAATAATTTAGAAAAGATAGTAGAAAGTCCTGGTGCGGAACTACTATCTCAATGTTTTGGCGCTAAATCAAAAAGAAATGATCAATTTGAATGGCAGATTAATGGTGGTAGTATCGTAGCGATTCCTTTGAATGGAGAAAAGATTCGAGGATTCAGAGCTAACGTTCTTGTACTTGACGAGTTTCTTTTGCTTCCAGAAGAAATTATTAAAAATGTTTTAATGCCATTTTTAGTTGCCCCACAAAACATCAAAGAGAGAATGCAGATAAGAGAATTTGAAGATAAATTAATTGATGAAGGCGTTATGAAAGAGGACGAAAGGATGGTTTTCGATAATGATAGTAAAATGGTAGCATTATCTTCCGCAAGTTATACTTTTGAAAATCTTTATAAAACTTATTCAGATTGGTGCACTAAAATTTTAGATAAAAAGCAAGGTGAAGCTAAATATTTTGTTAGTCAATTAAGTTACGAGGCTCTACCAGAAGAAATGATAGATAAAACAATTATCGAAGAAGCTCAAGCTGGAGGCTCAAGTCATAGTAGTTTTCTTAGAGAATACTGCGCGAGATTTACAGATGGAAGTGATAGTTATTTTAATGCAAAAAAAATGGAAGACTGCACACTTAAATTAGGCGAAAAACAACACACTCTTTTAAAAGGAGAGTCTGGTAAAAAATACATATTAGGAGTCGATCCAAATATGAGTGATAGTCCAAATGCAGATTATTTTGCTATGGCAGTATTAGAAATAGACGAAGAGACTAAAACTTCAACTTTGGTACATACTTATGCTGGACTAGGTAATTTAAAAAATCACGTTGCATATTTTCATTACATTATGAAACATTTTAATATTGTATTTATTATTCTTGATAATGCTGGGTCTGATGTATTCTTATCTAGCTGTAATGAGTCTGAATTATTTAAAAAAGATAAAATAAACGTAAAACTATTAGATTTTAATTCAGATTTAGAAGGTCTTGAATATGATTTGATGATTAGAGATATGAGAAAGAAATATAATTTACAAGATAATAGAATAGCTATAAATCAAGTATTTACTAGTAATTTTATTAGAAAAGCAAACGAATATCTACAAGCATGTATTGATTATAAAAAGATTTGGTTTGCTTCTAATACTGGAGGAAATGAAGATTTCTTTAATAAGGTTATGAATAGTAGTGCTAATTTAGATTCAATTAGGTCAGAAGACAAGAAGGATTGGACTACTTTAGATTTTATAGAAAATCAAGATGATTTCATATATCAGACCAAGAAACAATGTGCATTAGTAGAGTATACTTCAACCAGTCGTGGCAATCAAAACTTCGATTTACCACAGCATTTAAAAAGAAGCTCTTCTGCAAATAAAGCTAGAAAAGATAACTATTCTGCCTTAATGCTTGCAAATTGGGGATATAAATGCTACAATGATACTATGTCTCAGCCAGAAATATTAGAAATGCCAACTTTTTCGCCTATAATGATTACATAAAGTGTAATAATTTATGAAAATGTCAAAAAAGAACCAAAATAAATCAAAAAAAGCCACAAATAACGATATTCAACCCTTGATGGTATCTCAAGCTAGCTCTAATAGAGAATACGAAGCAAAGGCTTCAGACGATGCAACAAGATCAAGAAGAAATCTAGCTGGTAATATAACCAGAACAGAAAGATACAAGAACATTGATGATGGTTTAATTCCATTTAAATACTCTACTGGCATCAAAGGTAGTTCGAATATTAACATTAGAGATGCTGTTATTCTTTGTCAAAAATGCTATTATAACTTTGCAATTTTCCGTAATACTATTGACTTAATGACCGAATTTAGTTCTAGTAATATATACTTTCAAGGTGGAAGTCAAAAATCTAGAGATTTCTTTTCTGCATTATTCAAGAAAATCAATATATCAGATTTACAAGATAAATTTTTTAGAGAATACTATCGCTCTGGTAATGTATTTCTTTATAGATTTGATACTAAAATTAAAGATGCTGATATCAGTAAAATCACTCAAACATTCGGATTAACAAGCAAAGCTTCTGTTAGTTTGCCAGCAAGATACATAGTTTTAAATCCTGCGGATGTTCAAATTGGTGGAAGTATTAATTTTTCAGTTGGTAGATACTATAAAATTTTAAGTGATTACGAATTAGAAAGATTAAAGAACCCCAAGACAGACGAAGATAAAGAAGTTTTCAATAGTTTACCAAAAGAAACTCAAAATTTAATCATGCAAAAGGGCATCGGAGTATTAAGTATCCCATTAGAAAGAGACAAAATTGCAGCAGCATTTTATAAGAAACAAGATTACGAGCCATTTGCTGTGCCTATGGGTTTTCCAGTATTAGAAGATATTAATTGGAAAGCTGAGATGAAAAAAATGGATATGGCTATCACACGAACCATGCAACAAGCTGTTCTTTTAATTACTATGGGAGATACTCCTAATAATGGTGGTATCAACCAAAAGAATCTTGAAGCTATGAGATCTCTTTTTGAAAATCAAAGTGTTGGTCGTGTTCTTATTGCTGACTATACAACTAAAGCTCAATTTGTTATACCAGAAATTGGCAATCTTATTGGTCCAGAAAAATATGAAGTTGTAGACAGAGATATTCAAATTGGATTAAATAATATTCTTATTGGTAGTGAAAAATTCGCTAATACTAGCATCACAGTGCAAGTATTCATGGAAAGACT